TTACATGAGGTTTACATGGAGTTGAGGTCGGGTAAAGTAAGGGAGTGGCAGCGATTTGTGCTGCTTTTTTTGTGTCTTGTTTTTGATAAATTAAATATCAAATATATTCTATATAATAATTATATGGTATATTTACAGGCAAAAATGGTAATAATATGGCAAAGGTTATACATGTGCATTTGACGCACGGAATAGACGGAACGAAGCGGAAAGACTGGTATTTCAGTAGCATTTCGGCGGTATATACGGTGCTGACGGCTGAACAGGTGGGTGCAACGAAGAATTATCTACTTCACGCAGGGCTTTCCGGGAACGGTACGGTATGTACGAAACGGGCTATAATAAAGCAATCTACGCTTATTTCGGGCGGCTCCGGCGGCCATTCTAAGGAATAATGTTTCAACGGGTTTAGAACGCAATATGAACGGCATTTTGCTGGTATTTTTATGGGAGGTTGTCGTGCCTCCCTTTTTTGTGCTTAAAATGGTCGATTTTGGGAAAGGAGTGACACTTGGTGTGACAGTTTGGCGTGACACTTTTTTATATTTGGCGTGACAAAAGTGGGTTTTGAGGATACGCACAGGAGAGAGGTATAAATACCATAATTTTAATTTCGACCCCGATTTTTGCACCGATACCCCCACCCTTAAAACCACCTTTTTTGCCACCTTACCTCCCCGGGAAGCCTGTAAAATCGGGAATACCGACAACTCTTATGGTGTAATGGGAGAGGACACCACAGGGAGGGGAACGAATGTAACGGGGATTTCGGGAGTAGGATTAAGGAACGCTTGAGTATGAGTGCGGGATTATTGAGCCCGACCATAATAAATGAGCTTTCCTTTGTTATCCATTATTATGATACCGATGATTTTAGTTAAATCCTTGTCAAGTATAAAACGATTATACTCTATGACATGTCGTTTTTTTCTTTCATCATAGTACCTAAATTTGTGTGGAAGCTCAAGTAATGTAGTGTCTTGCTTATAGTGTGCTTTTGCTATGGTAATGGAATCACCATAAGCTTTAACTAATTTGGTGTGAACTTCAACTTGCTTTAAGTCTTTGCTCACATCCGTTACTTCTCCCCACTTTTTAGCCCATTCTAATTTTTCTTTTGCTGCAATTGTATGTTCTTCCATTTTAGATAGATAATAACGGCCAGTCGGGAGTATTTCGTATGGTATTTTTGCTTGGGCAAGGCTATCAAATATTATACTTTCATAACTGTCGTTGTTTTCCAAATTGTCATTGATGAATTTAACAACTACGGCTTCGGCTTTTTGCTGACTGTTTTGTTTATAGTCACAAGATATTAACAATGCAGGTATGACCAGCAATAAAAATGTTTTCATGTTCCAATTTATCTTCATGTTATTTTGAAATAGTTTTCTATCCTACATTTGCAATTTCGGAAATGGATGCATCCGATGCAACTTTTCCTTTTTCGATTTTCATTTGCCGTATTTGTTCTTTCAAGCGTCCTATTTCTCCTTTGAGCATACCTATATTATGATGATAACAATGAAGAAAATAAGAACTTCCATATTATTAACTAAATTATTCAAGTCTAATAACACCAATAACGAGTGCAACGGCGTATATAGAGGATATTGGTAACTCGAAAGGATCATATTTCTCATTGTCGGAAACAATTAGTACATGCTTTTCATCGCTTCCAGGTTTGATGCGCTTGATGAGTGCCCCTTGATTGGTATCAATGACATATACTTTATTCCATTGGAAAAACAAGTCCGACATTGGCACGCACTGACATGCCACAATATCTCCGGAGCTATATTTGGGATACATGCTTGATCCTTTTACAGGAATCAAGAAATCAGCTCCCTTGAACATAGGCACGACGTAACGCTCGCATTCATATTCAAGAACGGATTGTTCGCCGGTGAGTGCGCCAGCCATTGCCTCAATGGGTATGAGAGGAATACCTTTGCCTGGTTCTGTTGCAAGAGAGGCTACAGGATGTTTGTTGGCATCGATTGATTTATGTCTAGTGTGTGCGGCTTGGTCATCAGCGAGCATCTCTCCTCGACCTGTCATTAGCCATTCTATATTTACCTCAGGATAATAGGCAAGAAATCTCGATATATTTTCCTCGCTTATACCATTATTTTGACCTAATACACCTCTTGTTATCCCAGTATTCTTATAGAATTCGTATTGGGTAACCGCTTTTTTTGCCAAAAAAAGCAAGATCCTCTGCTTTATAGGCGATTTTTCTTGTTTATTTTCTTGCATAGACGAGAAAACTTGTTTAACTTTGCAGCACGTTCAATGAAGAACGGGCGTTCAAATATACAAAATTGGCTTGAAATTAACGAGTGTCAGAGATTAAAGAATATGAACCGAAACCGATTATTAACAAGTGAGATGATGGAAAATCAAGAAACGATGAGAAAAAAGCAGGAATTTGTGGCAGAACGGGTAAAAAGCCGTATCGATGGCCTATTGGAAGAGGCCGACAACTATACGCGAATTATGAATGAGGATTATGAGTCATTTTTTATGGATCATGCGGAAGATATGTATAAAGTACAGCTTGAACTTTCCGAGTATCGCAAGTTGAAAGCCGTGGTAAACTCAGGAAGCCTTGAAGATATCCGGTCATATTTGGTAAATAAAGTGAATAACATTACCAATACCCTGCTTGGCGAAAAATTGCGATTAAATACTACCAGTGCTACTACCCAGCTTGCCCATATTTTAGAACTGGAATTGATCCGGGATTTACGCGGCAAGTTTATCATGTTCCTTGACTTTATCGGTAAAGACGAGAATGTCGCCGGATAATAAAAAAACGAGCGTGACAGCCCGGAAGGCGTCAAGAGACGGGCGGACGGTGTGGAAAGACACACGGGGCAATGGTTTTTGCGTTGGGGTTCGATTCCCCATGCCCCACAAGACGATTAACAGTTAAAGCATAAAGATATGAGCAACAAAAGATTTTCAGCTACTGAAATTTCAGAATTTCAGAGTGAGCGTTTACAATGCAATTGGGTAGTTCGTACTGGAATAGCTGCCTGTACGAATCAAGTACCCGACAAAGATGCTGTGCGCGTTGAGCGCCAACGGATATCGTCATTACCAGCCGAGCGGTCAGTTTGCAGTGTCCATCTTCTTGTGCGTACTGACGGATGCAGAGCTGTATGTTGTCGTTGCGGTCAAAGCTACCCTTTAACTCCTTCAGGTGATTTAGACAGGGAACAGATAGTTCGCGAAGCTCTTCTTCGCCCATTGTTTGGTCGAGGGGAACAATGTCGACTGTAAGCAATACTAATGGTACCATATATGTTCATTTTTAAAAATTTGGCTTTAAAGGTACTAAAAACAAGAATACCAACCATTAAAAGTGAGATAAAATGAAGAAGTACATCCACATTACGAAGGAAGACCGCATGTTTATCATGAAGGCATTAGGTGTAACGGAGCGCACGGTGTTTAACGCCATCCGTTTCGACAGCAAGCGCGGCGATACTGAGCTTGCAAGGAAAATCCGCAAGCTGGCGATGGAACGCGGGGGCATTGTCATGGTGGAGATACCCGAAATAGAGTGCCTGTTCGATGCCGACGGTTACATGCGCCAGTATTTGCCGAACAATACGATACTGGAGTTCTCCTTCGAGAACGGAGGCTGCGATGTATTCCACAAAGGCGAGAAGGTGCGCCACTATGAGAATGTGGTGGTAAGCAATATTAAAAATATCCAAAACTGGGCATTGGCATTGAAATAAAGGAGGCGGGTGATGGAGTATTGCGACAACAAACTTTGCATATCTGTACGCGAGCTTGAGGCGGATGGCATTCTGACAGGGGATTATTGTCGTCAGCTTGCCAGACGTAACAAGCTGAAGATAGCCAGACGCGGAGGAGGAAAGGGTAATTGTGCCATGGTCGTTGTCGAAAGTCTGCCTACCCCATATTTGGATCAAGTCAAAGAGAAACACCCCTACGGCAACGCCGTCCTGCTTCGCTGCTGGATCTTGTCGAACTACGAGCTTGACCAGGCTGCCGTCACCTATTTCATGGACTGGGCCTCCCGTCAGCACAGCGACAAGGCTTCAGACGAACTTGCCCAAAAGTACGCAGTGAACGCCTCGGTATTGAATACCTGCATTCGCCTATATAACCGCAGCCGTGACTACCGCAGACTGATGGGCGAGAAATACAACTGGGATATGATGGCCACTACTATCGAGACGTTACGCGAGGAGTTCGGACACGATCTTCCGGCCAGTACTCTCCGCTTCCGCAAGAAAGTAAATGAGTACAAACAATGCGGCTACGAGTGCCTTATCAGCGGTAAGTTCGGTAACCAGAACAAACGCAAGACAACGTATAAAGACGAACGGCTCGTGATGAGTCTGAGGGTGCTTCCTAACCAGCCCTACGGAAGCGACGTGCATGAGATGTATATACAGTTCGTATGTGGCGAATTGGAGGTATGGGATTTTGAGACTGGTGAGATATTCGACCCAGATGACTTTGTCGACAAGAACGGTAACCCGAAGGAACTTAGTAAAAGCACCATTCGCAACATCTTAAACAAGCCGAGCAACAAGCTGCTGGTAGAACATTCCCTGCGCAGTTATACTACGTTCATGCACGAGCAAATGCCGCACATGCACCGTCATGGAGGTGAATGGGCATTAAGCCAGATAACGATGGACGATGTGGATTTACCGCGCCGCATGAAGGGAAACGAGTATGTGCATGCCTATTACGCTTACGACGTGGTGAGTCAGTGCCGTATCGGAATGGCCTACGGACGAGGAAAGGACGACGCATTGGTAGTGGAGTGTTTCCGCGATATGTTCCGGCTTATCGCACGGCACGGCTGGGGTATACCGGCAGGTATAGAAGTGGAACAGCACTTGATGATCAAGTACAAGAACGGATTTCTGAAAGCCGACGAGGTGTTCAAGTTTGTACACTTCTGCGCCCCGCAAAACTCGCAGGAGAAATATTCAGAGCCACTGAACGGATCGTTCAAAACTACAATAGCCCATAAGAACCACGAAGGAGTGGGTCGTTGGTACAATAAAGGGGCACGCCGTGTGGATCAGAAGAAAATCAGCGACAGCAGCAATCACACATGGGAGGACAAGAAGTATTACACATTCGAGGAACTGGTAGCCGATGATATAGCAGACAACCGGGAGTGGAACCACTCCCCACACCCCAACCAGAAGAAATACCCCGGTATGACCCGCTGGGAGGTGCTCGTGGCAAAAATCAACCCGACCTTGCGTCCATTCGACAGCCTTACTCTGAGCCGCTATATCGGTGAAAAGGTGGAGACGAGCATACGGCGCAACTCGACAGTCCGCGTGGCACATGAGGACTGGTGGATAAGCGGCCCGGAGGTGTTGGAAGAGTTGGAGCCGAACAATAGCAAGGTAACGGCTTATTATCTGCCGGATGAGGAAGGGAAACCTATGGACATATACCTGTTCCAGGGTGATCGCTACATAGACAAGGTACGGCCCATCAAAACCTATAACCGCGTGATAGCTGAACAGACGGATGAAGATGTGGCAAATTACATCGAACAACAGAAATATGTGTCCCACTTCAAAAAATACCTACGTGACAACGCCATCACAAAAGTAGGCAAAGCGGAAGTACGGCCACAGGTCAATGATGCAGATGATGACGAAAACCTTATTCTCCCCTCGGCGGAGGGTCATGAAGAACCGGAAGAGTACGAATGGCAGCCAGTCATAAGTAACACACAAAGAGCATTAGAAGATTTATAGAACACCACTAAAACAGCGTTAGAATTATGATTACAGAAGCTCACAAACAGAAAATCATGGAGGCGATATCCGCGAACCGTGAGAACTATCCGAGCGACGCGAAACACGCCGCCTCCCTCGGCATCACCACTTCGGTGTACAGTGCCGTAAAAAACGGGCAGACCGACAAAGTATTGAGTGATGCCAACTGGATAAGTATCGCCCGGCGTTTGGGGGTGAACCTGCGAGGCGGTATGGAGTGGAAAGCCGCCAAGACAGCCACTTTCGAATATATCACCTCGCAATTGGAGATTGCCCAGCAGTCAAGTATTTCGTCTATTCTGTGTGATATGCCTAACATTGGAAAGACTTTCACGGCCCGGTACTATGTGCATACCCACAAGAATGCCGTGTATATCGATTGCTCGCAGGTAAAAACCAAATTGAAGCTGGTGCGCAGAATCGCCACCGAGTTTGGCGTGGACAGTAAGGGGCGTTACTCGGACATGTACGATGATTTGGTGTATTACCTGCGTTCGATAGACAAGCCGCTCATCATATTGGACGAAGCCGGGGATTTGCAATACGAGGCGTTTTTGGAGCTGAAAGCCCTGTGGAACGCCACCGAGCGAAGTTGCGCTTGGTACATGATGGGAGCGGACGGCTTGAAGGAAAAGATAAACCGCTCGATCGAGTGTAAGAAAGTGGGCTATACCGAGATGCTGAGTCGCTACGGCGACCGTTACAGCAAGGTTACCCCGGACGACGGCAAGGAGCGTGAAGCCTTCTTGATGACGCAGGCTCGGATTGTGGCTAAGGTCAATGCCCCGGAAGGTACGGACATCGCACAAATCGTACGTAAGACACGTGGCGGGCTGAGGAGAGTGTACACGGAGATCGAGAAACTTAAAATGACAGCGCAATGAAGCGGGCTTTGACGCCGCGTGACATAGCGGCCAAGAAATGGAAAACCCTACCGTGGAACGAGAGATGGAGCAAACCGTTCGGATTTCCTGCCGAGAACGCCTCGTGGTTCATCAGCGGAGCCAGCGCCAGCGGTAAGAGCTCGTTTGTCATGCAGCTCGCCAAAGAGCTGTGCAAGTACGGGCCGGTACTATACATGAGCTATGAGGAGCGTGTGAACCAGAGCTTCCAGCGACGCATGGGTTACTTGAAGATGAACGAGGTACAGGGGCGCTTTCGTGTAGTGCCGGAAAGCACCCTTGACGAATTGGTGGAAAGGCTGAAAAAACCCAAAAGCCCTAAGTTTGTCATTATAGACTCTTTCCAGGTCGCCCCGTGGGATTATTCAAAAGCCAAAGAGTTGATGGACAGTTTTCCGAAAAAGAGCTTCATCTGGATTAGTCAAGAGAAGAAGAGCCAGCCAATGGGCAGTGGAGCAATGAAGCTGAAGTATATCTGCGACATGAAGGTGCGTGTAGTAGGCTACAAGGCGTATTGCCAGGGACGCGCCATCGGCGAGGCTGGGAGTTACTACGTGGTATGGGAAGAGGGTCTTATACGAACAAGTAACAATTTGTAATTATGGACAAAAAGAGAATGCGCCGGAAAAACCTGCTGTATAGACTCCGGAAGAAGGGCGTGAAAGTCAACACGAGAGAACGCTGTGTTTACCTGCCCTACGGCAGCGAGCCGGACAACATCGCACAGGTTCGCCGTCTGCGGAGAGAATATGATTTTGTAGTACAATTTGAAATAGTATGATCATGGAAAAGACGCAAGAAAACATCTGCTGCATTTGCGACAGGAAGTTCATCGGATACGGGTATAACCCATATCCGATAAAAGAAGAGGGACGCTGCTGCAAACTGTGTAACTACACGGTAGTACTGGAAGAACGATTGAATGAATTTTACGAACGACAAAACCACAGAAAAAAATGAACAAGAAAGTGTACATCAGCGGGGCGATAGCCCATTATGACTTGGAAGAGAGGCGTCAGGCTTTCGATCAAGCCGAGCGCTATTTGAGCTTGAAGGGCTACGAACCTGTGAACCCGTTCAAGAACGGGCTGCCAGATGAAGCGCATTGGCGGGAGCACATGCGGGCGGACATCGCCCTGCTGCTCGGTTGTGATTATATCTATATGCTGCAAGGCTGGGAGTTGTCGAAGGGAGCCAAGCTCGAGCTCGACGTGGCCTCCTCGTGCGGCATTAAAGTATTGTTTGAGTGAAGAATGAAGGTATGTTGGAATTTAAGTTTACGCAAATAGGAAAAACCTCCGGAGACGAAACAACCCCATATATGGTCTCTTTGAACAAAGAGTGCAGTGTGAGCGAGTTTATCGATAGAGTCCTGAAACGGAATGAATGGGGCTATATTGGAATAAGAAGTCACGGACATATTTTCGGCTCGCCAAAATGTGAATATAGGGGAGATGAAATCGTAAGTACAGAATTTACAGAAGAGTATCTTTCCCGGAAAGTGGCAACCGTCTCAGCTTCCGGCGGGTGGTCAAGAATGGATTATATACTAACGTTAAAATAGAAGGGTATGAAACAGGAAGTAACCAATTTGGCAAAGCCCAATTCGGATGCGCCTCAGCAAAAGGAGCAAGCGCCATTGCGTTCGGCTGTCACGAATTTCGCCCGATTTTACGCCTTGTTCGGCAAAGTGCCCTATTATGGCGACCGGGAAGAATTTAAGCGTTCGATCGTGAGGCAATATACACGGAATCGCACCGAGAGCCTGCGCGAGATGACCCGGGCGGAGTACAACGAGTGCTGCGCCGCTCTGGAACAGCTGACCGGGCAGGACGAATGGCGAAAGAAACTGCGCGAGGAGCTGCGGTTCCGCCGAAGCGTATGTCTGAAACTCATGCAGAAAATCGGCATCGACACCACGGACTGGGCAAGGGTCAACGATTTTTGCCTGAATCCCCGGATCGCCGGCAAGCCTTTCGGCCGGCTCGATACCGAAGAACTGGAACAACTGGCCGTAAAGCTGCGCTCCATCGAGCGGAAGGGAGGGCTGAAAGTGAAGGAAACGGAAAAGAGACAAGAACACGAAGTGAAGCAACCGGGCCGGGCCGTCTATGTAATCATAGACCCCCACGCTCCTAAAAACTAATAGAAATGAAAACAGAAGCACGAAAAATCCTTGACGGGATTAAAATCCAACTCCTTGAAGCGGCGACATGGCTGTCGGCCGAAGAGCGGGAGGAGTTTTTCAGCGACATCAACGAATGGACATACGAGCAGTACGAGGCGGCATTGGTCTGTCAAGAGCCTGAAATGCAGAATTACGAGGAGGACGATGCATGACCCTGAACGACCAGAACAAGGTGAAAGCGGCCGGCTTCATTATTATCCGAAAAGCCGACTATCCGATGCCGAAAATCAAAGTCAGCACAAAGTACAACGGAGGGTGGAAAACTTACGGAGTGTATGAGACCAAGGCCGCACGGGACAAAGCGTTCAAGACCCTTTTAGAAAGCAACAATATTATCAGTGATTAACAAACCATTAAACCAATGAATTTATGGCAAAGAGAGAAAAGAAAGTGATTATTTCCGGCGTGACCAGAGAGTCTGCCGACGAGGCTTTCGCCATCTATGCGAAGGCTGATGCACAGAGTATGAAAATTATAGCGGACATCGAGTTGCAGTGTGCGAAGATCCGAGAGAGGTATGCAAATAAGTTGGCCGAACTGGAAGGCGAGAAGGAGAAGGCATTCAACACCTTGCAGGCTTATGCCATAGAAAACCAGACCGAATTGTTCGCCAAGAAAAAGAGCCTCGAAATGGCTCACGGCGTTATAGGCTTCCGCACCGGCACCCCTAAATTGAAAACCCTCAAAGGCTTTACCTGGGCCAGTGCGTTACAACTGACCAAAGAGTTCCTGCCGGGGTATGTGCGCCTGACCGAGGAATTGGCCAAAGACAAAATGCTTGCCGACCGGGAGGCAATGGTGACGACCGACGAGGACCCTCTTGGCGCAGGCAAATCGATGATCGAGATGATGGCCAAGTGCGGCATACAAGTGGTGCAGGACGAAACGTTCTATGTGGAACCCAAAAGAGAAGAGGCGGTATGATACAGAAAATGAGGAAGGCCCCGAAAATCGCTATTTGCCGGGCATGCCACGGCACGGGAGAAATCTATTCCGGGCGGTTATTTCGGAAAACGGGTCCCTGCCCCCAGTGTGAGGGGAGCGGCCGGGTAATGGTGAGTTGCGACATGACGCTCGATGTGCGTCCGTACAAACCCAAAA